ATTTGCAGATGACGTGTACAAAGCAATCTTGAATGTATGACCACCACCTGACGCAAAATTATGCTTACCTTCCAACAGTTCACCTTTGAAAGTGTTGCATATAGCTGATGATATTGCCATGTTTTTCTCCTTATGGTTGTTTCGAGTCTAAAGGTAAGCGAAGAACACCATCATAGTACTCATCTCTCCTTCTTCGTCCATTTTGTTCACTTTGCAAGCCTTGTAATGCTTGTTGGTAGCCTTGTTCATAATATTGCAACATATTATCGGGACCTTTAAGAAATCTAAATGCTTCTACAAGACAAGCATAAAGTAAGACTTTCGGTGCATTTGTACTCACCCAAGTTGAAGTATTGGTTGAAGACAAACCCGTAGGTTGCTTATTCAAAGCTAATTCAATCTTATATGCTGAATTTGGAGTCGGCGCAACATATAACCTATCCTGATCCCAATTAGCATAATATTTAGGTTTACCTGTAGCATCTCTATTTGGCCAATATTCATTCATAAATGTAACATCTTTTTGTTCAAGATAATCCCTAACAGGGGTGGCTCCAGATGTGTATATTTGCACAGATCTCGTAAAAGCTGTTTGTCCTATATTTGCACCTGGAACAGCAACAAAAGGGTTTCCTACAGTTAAACTTGCTACTTGGTATGATCTAAACTCATCTAAATCTATTTCTCTAAAAATTCTATCTTCAGCATGTTCTATGAAATCATTTACTATTATATCTGTAAGAACATCAGAAGTTGCTTCTGTGTAATCTCTTATTTGAGTTTGTAATTCTGCAAAAGTTGTCATGTTATTACTACCTGTGCTGTTCCCACATAAGCGTTTATTTTTATTTCTTTGTTATCACCAACGGGTTGCATTCCAACTGAATTAAAAATATTTCCAGCGACCATATTTATGCCTAATAATACAGTAGCAGGAATAGTTTGTGGTTTTGAATTTTGTAATGATTGTGGATCAGTAGGATGATATCTTGGCTCTAATTGAGGATGTTTTGATTCAAACTCACTTGTGTGAACGGTAGAACCATTCCATTCTTTTACCATTTCGTTATAAGGAAAAGCTAAACCAGATCTATCTGATATTCTTTTAGCAAATCTACCACTAGCGTATCTTGGCATTAATAACCTCCACCAGTAGGATAGTAAGTAGAAGGTGTAATATATATACTTGTTCTTGAACCATCCTCGTCTGCCGCTCTTTTAAACTCATCTTCGTATAAAAGTTTTAATGCTTGCATTCTATCTGGCGCTTTTTTCATAGATATGTAATAAGCTAAACCAGCTACAAGACATGGAAGAAAACGAAAAGGAATCTCAGAGTTATTCGTGTAATCCCCCGAATCAGCCATCCGAACAAGAGCA